GTGTGTTCACATAAGGATCGGCTCGTAACCGCCCCATGCGCACCCCCCGCATCTCTTACACCGAAGTCGAGCACGCCGTATGAGCATTGGGCGCGTCCTTCGGACCGGGCTTTCGTCCCTTCGGGATCGAGCCGCTACGCGTCTCGCCGCTTCGCGCTTCAATCCCTCGCGCATCGTTGGCGTCTCAATGATGGCCACGCCCTTCATCGGCATGTGGATATTCGCTTTTGCACGACTGCCGCTGCTCCAAGCGGTTAGTGTGGTCGTGGTGCCTTTCGTGCTTCTCGCTTGGATCGGGATCGCGGTGGAGCTTCTGAACCGATGAAAGCTGCGCGCATCACCCCTGCCGAAGTCGAGCACGCCAAGGCTGTTGCCCGCGCTGCGCTTCCCAATTGGCCGCGCCTGATGTGCGTGGAATTGGCCGCAGCCTATCTCGGGCTAAGCGCGACGACGTTGCGCGAGAATGGCCCTGCGCCGAAGGCATACGGGAAGCGCCGCCTCTATGACAGAAACGACCTGGACCGTTGGGCCGATCGGCTTGGCGGGCAGCCGCTGACTGTGCCAGAACAGCGGGCGGAGGCGCGCGAGGTTGAGCGCCGGTTTCTGGAGCAGAGGAAGCGGGCATGAGCGAATGGCGGGCCATTGAGACTGCGCCGAAGGATGAGAGTGAGATTTTGCTCTACATCCCCGATATGCAGAATTACCCGGACAATCCGCGTATTGTCAGCGCATATTGGGGCATCTGCGGTTGGACAGATAACGGTGCCGTTGGCTGCCAAACTTGGGGCCATCCGACCCATTGGATGCCTCTGCCGGAGCCGCCTGAATGACCGAAGCCCGCCTCCCTTTCACCTACGTAATAGGCGGCAAATACTGGCGCTTCCGCCGCGGCGAGCTCAAGGCTGCGCTTCCGGGGCAGCCCGGCGATCCCGCCTTCCACGCCCGCTATGGCGAGCTACTGGCGCAGTCTGAACGTAAGGCTCCTGAACCGGATCGAGAGAGCTTTACATGGCTGGTTGCACGGTATCGCAAGAGCGCCGAGTTCAACGCGCTTCGCCCCCTCACCCGGCTTGACTATGACAAGACGCTGGATCTGATCGTTGACGAGCTTGGCGAACAGCCTTTCTCATTGACCACCACACCGATGATAAAGCGGGTGCGGGACGATCACGCCAACACCCCACGCAAGGCCCACAAGCTGAAGCAAATGCTCTCGAGGCTCTATTCCTGGGCAGCAGAGGAAGGACTGGTCGAACCGACCCTTAATCCCGCGGCCGCGGTAAAGCGTCTGAAAACGCGCGCAAAGGCGATAACCCCTTGGAGCGAACAGGAAATCGTTATGTTCCTCTCGGCCGCGGAATCGTGGCTTCAGACGCCTGTTCTGCTAGCCCTCTACACCGGTCAGCGGCGCGAAGACGTGGTTCGGATGACGTGGAACGACTATCAGGGCGGTACCATTCGAGTGAGGCAATCCAAGACAGGCGAACCGCTGGACATTGCGTGCCACAAGGTTCTGCGGTCGCACCTGTCTTCGGTCAAGACGGCGTTCGGCGGCCCCATCTGTCGCAACGCCAAGGGACGGCCATTCACCGCCAATTCGCTCAGCCAGGCGCTTCGCCGGCAGATTCAGGGCATGGAGGGCTTCCCACAGGATCGCAGTATGCACGGGCTGCGCTACGCCGCTGCTGCGCGTCTGGACGAAGCTGGATGCACGCTCACTGAAGCGGTTGCGGTTCTCGGCCACCGCACCTATCAGATAGCTCACCGCTACATGGCTCAGAGACGGGCTTCAGAGGACGCCACGCGTCGTCAGGAGCTGCGGGGATGAACCGTGAACGAACCGCGAAACTGCTAAAACGCACAGGACTCGCGGTGCTAAAACGGCCCGATGGCGGAGTGGTTACGCAGAGGACTGCAAATCCGCTGTCCCGCGCCGAAAATCCCCATAGTTCGCACAATTCTCGTTCCGTTCCGCGCGCCAGCTTTCAAGGGCTTAGGCGGCGCAGTGCTAACTCGCGCACGATAACGTCAAGTCAGTTGTTGTGGGCGGCTTTCTGCGACTGTTCGGGAGGCGTTCTGTGAAAACTTGCAGCTCCAGTTCGGAGACGGTGCACGGAAAGGTGAAAACCGGATGATGGGTCAGCGCGAGCGAAGGCCAGTGTGGCAAATCGCCTATCTGCTGCCGCTCTATCCCCTGGTTCTCGCCGCCCGAGCCTTCTGCCGCTGGTATCAAGAAAGGCCGGACGCATGAACGACCTTTTCGGCGATGAACGTCTGCCGGTTATCTCGCTTTGGCAGCCGTGGGCCTCACTGATCTTCAGCGGGCATAAGCGCTGCGAAACGCGCGGGTTCGCGCCACCATTCAAATATGTTGGCAAGCGAATTGCTGTCCATGCCGCCAAGCGATCGTTCGGGCGCGAAGGGTATAAGCTGGAAGAACCGCTGTGGTGGCTGTGCCGTCGTGCGCTCGGCGATCACTTTGCAGAGCCGGGAGAGCTGCCCTACGGCGCTATCCTCGGCACTGTCACGCTCGGCGGCTTTCTGCCCACCGAGAAGGCCGGGTTCATTCCAGAGGACGAACGGATCGCCGGCGACTGGTCGGACGGCAGGTATGCGTGGCAGCTACTCGATCCCGTTGCTCTCGACAAGCCAATCCCCGCGAAGGGCAAGCAAGGCTGGTGGAGCATCGACGCTACGGACCTCGGCGCATCCCACATCAACAGCTTACGCGAGCGGGGGGAGGGGTGAGCGACCCGTGGCAGATCATGGATGATTGGTGCGCTCAGCAGTCCAAGAAGCTGCTCGCGCGGACCAATCCGCATGTCCTGAAGGGCCGCGATCTGAACGATCCGGAGTTTCGCCGGCTGCTCGGACAAAGCCAGGCTCTCGGTCGGATGCGCTCGTTCATTCACGGCGCTCGCAATCACACGGAGGTTCCCAATGCCTAACCACACAACCGGGGCGGGTGAGAGCGATATGGTGGAGCTGGCGGAGCGGTGCGAGAAGGCGACGGCTCAGTATCAGCGTCGGCTGCTGTCGGAAGCATACAGGCTGATGTTCGGAGGGCCGGAGTGCATCATCATCGACCGTTGGCCCGGCTACAGTTCGCCCCGATGGGATGCTTACCACAAGATGCTCGAAGCAGAGGCTTACGAAAGTGCGGCTATGATGTTGGTGCCGGAGGACGGAAACCACTTCCCGCGCGTCTCCAGGCTGTTCAACGGCCAATGGCAGAGCGTCTGCTACGAGCAGTTTTCGGGCGAAGGGAACGAGGCAACCGCTGCAACCCCGGCTCTCGCCCTCTGCGCCGCCGCCCTCCGCTCCCGATCAACCCTAACGACTTCGACGGAGAATGGGGATGCGACAGAAGCCTGAAGACCTGCTTTCGCCGGACCAGATGAAGCTCATGGCCGACGTTTGGACGCGGCCAGCAGTGAAACCGCGCTACGTTCACGGCCAGTGCGAGTGCGGCCACTGCGGCACAATCGACACCAGTAATGGCCTCTGCATGTGGTGCCAGCCCCTAGGCGAACGAAGCATCGATCCGTGCCCATGACAGCTCGCCCCACCACCTCCACCAGCTCAAGGGAGTAAGACACGATGATGCCAGACATAGCGACATTCGACCGACTTGTCGCCGACCTCGAAAGGGCGTCAGAGGCCATGGCGCGCGCAGCCGGACCCGACCTTAAGGCTGCCGAGGAGAAGCGCAGCGATGCGCGCGCCGCACTCTACGACGCGCTTGGCTTTGCAGAAGCGGAGAGGGAATAATGGCAAAGATCGGGAAAGGGTCAATGATCCGTCTCCTTTGCGGCATTTTCGGCGGCAAAAGGAAGGAGCAAAAGCTATGATCCTGTTACTCGCCGCAGCACTTCACATAAGCCGGGCCGAATGGTTCTTCTGCGAATACCACACGCGAGAGACTTTAAGCCAGTGCGTGAGACGCTTGCCCCATTGGGCCTGCCACGAGGCGCTGATAAGGCGCTGGCCGTCAGACGACGGCAGGGCGAAGGCGCATATGGCGGCCATTCGCAAGGCTCATCCCTGTGGGCGGTAAGGACGGCTCGCCGGGACCGGGCTGGTCCACCGGAATGTGGTGGCGCATTCCCTATTTCCTCTTGGGCGTGTCCAGCCTGCCTGCCGTCATTTTCCTGCTTGGGTGTTGGCTGACGTGAACCGTGAGAAACTGAAAGAAGCTGCTCGCTTGTGCCGTTCGCGTGCCGAAGCTCCAAAGCCTATCTGCGCCACCCGATCCGAGGATTCATTCCATGACAGGTGAACGAGATATGATTGAGCACAATCCAGACGGCTTCGTTCACGCTACACCAGAGCAAGCGCGGATCGTCGCCGATGCGGTAAAGCGTAGGTTCGTACGAGAATTGTCCCAAGCGATATTCGCCGCAATCCTTCAGGAACATGGATTGCCGTGGAAAACGACAGACGAGGCCGCCGCCGCATGTGATCGCATCGCCGAAATCGCCCTCCGCTCCCAATCAACGACTTCAACGGAGAATGAATGATGGGCGTTTTCTGCGGCGGCTGCCACGCGCACAACGAGGGCTTTCCTTGCACCAAATGCGGTTGGAAGCCGGGCGATCCTAAAGGTCCGAGCCCGTTCGACGCCCCACCCACCAGCTCAAGGGAGTAAGCCCTAATGACCGACGAACAAATCAAACACATGGTGAACCGCTTTCTCATGTGGCGTCTGCCCGAGAACTTTCACCCAGACGCGGGGATCAGCTTCAAGCCGACGTTCAACGATCATCTGCCGGTGCCGACGAAGTATAACCCGACAGGCACAAATCTGTTCGGCGCCGATCAGGCCGAGGCAATGGTGCGCTACATGGTAGAGGGATTGCCACAACCGGACGCCAGCCATGACTGAGGCATCAGTCCCTCCCCATCTGGAAGATGATGAGCTGATTGCGCGGCGAGCGACCTTGTTCGACGCTATTGCTCACGGCGACGAGGAACATCGCA